TCTTTGAATCTTCCTTTTTAGTCTCTTCGACCTTAACTTCTTCGGGCATTGATAGCAATCCGAGGCATCTTTATTTATAGTCTAGATACTCTTTCTCTTGTTGATAGGGCACATACTCACCAGTTTTTATCTGCCAAGCATGACTCAGTTCTGGTAATAACCACTGATCCACCCTAATGCATTGCTCCCAATTAACAGGATGAGCACAACTCACCACTACAACAGCAAAGAATGCTTTAGCATGAATCCAAATAGTATACATTACTCTTTAATGTATCCATTTTCTACTAACCACTCTCGTGTCATAGGAGTGGGATCGTAGTCAGTCCACATAGTTCCACGAGCACAAGACTCAAGTGCCCTAGCAGTCATGCCTTCAGTTTTACCTGCCCAAATTGCTTCTTTCTCCCAGGGAATAGCAGAAGGTTGTAATATGTATGCTCTCCGTGCCATCTCTTGCCACATCTGAGGAACATCATCTTCATGATGAATAATAGCAATCAAACTATTGTCAATAGTACCTGCCATACAGTCTTGAGCAGCGTGCCATCCTTCATGACGCATCACAGACATCAATGTGCCAGTACGACGCATGTAATCAACATTCAGAAAAAAGTTATTACTTACAGTGTGATAAACACCCCGATGACCAGATGGAAAGTATCGTGAATCTGCTAGAAAAACTTTAGCTCCGACTGTATTAAGTGATCGGACGAGAGAATTAAACTCATCAGCAACAAGACTATAATCAACATTAACCAGGTAGTTATCTTTATTGAGATCTGAAACTGTTTTGAGTTCTTTGACATGATCTGTACATTCTTGAAGCAACATGCATCCCTGAGCATGAGGAGTGAAGTGCTCTTCCTCTTTAATTGGATCTGTCAGTTGAATTGTCTTGCTCTCCACCCTCATCGTCGGTACGAGGAAGCAACTGCTCATGAGGATTGATGTTAAGGCAACTCTCAAGTTTCCAGACATTTTCTTGATGAACATCACGTAAGTACTCCTGAAAATAAAATTCAATGTTAGTTGTATCTTTATTACCTTGACTTACCCAATTATGGCAAAACTCATATACTGCTCTACAGTTCTCGTCAAGGTGATGTTGTAGAGCACGAAACACAGCAGCTCTCAACTGCATACGTTCGTCAGTAAATCTCCAGTCTTCTGTCATTTTTTATTATGCACCACGAAGTAGTTCCTTAAATTTCATTACTGCCAATAATAGTGATAGAAGTTTCCTTTGGAATGACACATCGGATCTTCAGAAGAAACCCGATATCTCAACATAGATTGCCCTTTGTAATCGGTTCTACCATTGAGAATCCTTGACCATAATAATATATTATTCCTGCCCTGTACAGAGCTTAACCTCTCTACAAGTTTTGGATTCGGGAGAATTGATTTTTTAGTATATATGCCCTCGTACTGACCTGGAGCATAGACCACTCCAAAAACCGTATTTGGAAATCTATCAGATGCTACTCTGTTAAGCACAGATGCAGCAACACAAAATTCATCTGGTGTATTTGATGCTGCTTCAACCTGTACAACCTTTGCCAAATGTTGATAATCAGATGGAGTTAATGCTAATAATAGTTCAATTATCATAAATTAATTTTTCCTCCTCAGGGAAGTAAGTTCTAAAGAGATGCGATGCCTCAATGTGCTCGCCCGCGTTATTCAACCTTTTACATTCTTCTAAAATTCTATCCTTAAATTCTTTAGAAGGTCCGTGACTAGTCGTCATGCTTGTCTCCTATGTATTCTAGTGAGATTATGTCATGAGTTAGAAAATTTGGGTCCAACCACTCACAAAATTCACCATGAATTGCAAAAGCGTCCTCAATGCTAGTAAAGTTATTGGATTCACAGAGAGTATGTATGCGATCAATTGACCAGTCAGTTGTCTTTAGACAGGTCTCTTCCAAAGTTACCATAGTCTTTACGCATGTAACGGCCTAGGATGTTAGCATTATAGTATGCAGGTGACCCATCGTCAAGAGCTTCGCTTAAGACATTATTTAAGAATAACTGCTTTGTCTCTTCGTAATTACAGTTACCCTTTGTATCGTGAAGACTTAAAATTTCTCTATTGAAAATCTCTTTGCCGTATAGATTGAGATCTTCTTTTAATTCTGGACAAGAACCGTAATACTTTTGCCAATCAGATTCCTGTTTCACTCTCCTCTTTTTACCAGGTGGTTTTCTGAATGACCAGAAGTACTTTCTACCGATGTACCTTTTACCCGATCGTGTATTTGTAATAAGATAGACAAAACCGAAGTTATCGTCAATATCCTCAGATAAAAAAGGTTGTCCCCTAAAACACCAGGGATTCTCATAACTCATACTATATTTATAATATTAAGTTATTATTTATCTTTAACCGGGACAAACCTAGTCTATTGACTTTACTTGAATTTGTCAAGCCCTAGTAAAGCTGTACCAATAGCACCGCCTACCTGTAAAACTTTTTTAGCACTTCTCAGAGGTCTCTCCACCGCCTGACGAACTGCTGGAGTAGGTCCAGTCCTAATCATTCTGGGTGTGAATGCACTGAGGGGTCTCAATCCCCTTATACCTTTTTCACCCGCTTTGAAAGATTTATTAGAACGTGTAAGTTGCTTCACATCATCTTTCATCAAGTTATTCCAAGACGCTTTATTCTCATTGGGAACACGAACATTTTTGCCCTTGTTCCACCAATCCATAACACCTTCAGAATAAAGGTGTTCTGAGAACTGCTTATACGTCTTCATTTTTTAGGTAGTGGTTCGTCTGCGTAGATTTTCTTACCAGCCTTTTTGCTTGCCTTTCTATACTCGTTTACACCATCAGTTTCTGCCTTATTGAAAGACATGGGTTCGCCTGCTTTGGGATGTCCTTTAGGGTTCATGACTGGTTTACCACCAACACTGGGATTAGAATATCCCACACCTTCTACAATGTCCTGGACGTGCTCAGAGGTCATCTGAAGCATAACGTAATGCGCTTCTTCTATGGTCTCTACATGCCCCTCAGAGAGGAGATAGTCTAAAACTACATCGTATGCTTCTTGCTTCATAGTTCCCTTTGCGACGGGGTTAGTGGTGTTTTGGGGCAGTCTTCCATAATCAGATCTAAGTTGTTTCAATACATTATTTTGATAAGCAGCATAAGATCCTGATCCTGCTCTAGAATTTACACCACCCGTTACTGCTACGGTTGGGGTTGGTTTAGATACTCCAACACCTGCCTTGACTGCCTGGTACTCTGCCTCTCCTTTAGAAGCACCACTAGCAAGGGCAGTCTTACGGGCAGCTTGCGCCGCTTTAAGTTCTGCCGTAGTAGGTAGTCTTCTTTCAAACGTAGTCTTCTCTCCAGTTTTGGGACTTGCAACTACGTTGGGATTGGGAGTAGGAGTAGGAGTAGGAGTAGGAGTGGGGGTTTGCGTATAAGGTTCTACTGGTACGGATTGGGTTTGTGGTTTTGGAGGTTGGGTTGATTGAGACTTAAGTGATTCTTGATCTCTCTTAAGTTGCTCCTGTCCTCTCAGACGAGCATACCTATCTAGTTCTTTCTGCAATTCTGGTGTGTTATAATCTTTTTGATCAACTGGCATCCATTTTCCATTAACAATATATCCAGGTTTGCCATCCTTCGGAGCAAAAACTACTTCATTTTCGTTGAGGTCAATTTTTTTCATCTTATTCTGATTGTTCCGTCTTGTGTTTGATAGATTCCAGGTTCTTGTTTTGGAGTTTTTGATTTAGTGTCCTGCATAAATCCCTGACCAGCACCTTTTACTGCTCCACCAAATCTATTTAATAAAGATTGTCCCAGTGGTGTCCCTGCAAGTTGACTTGTAAGTCCACCAAGAACCATATTGGAAATTGTTCTTCTAGTATTTCCAACTACTCCACCAGGTGTCTCACGCCCCCTAACATCTACTTTATTTGGATATGTATTAATCTGCTGTCCTCTCACTCCCCTTTTAATTTCATCTCTAGTAGCTCTCCTTACACCCCTTCCATATCCAGTAAGTTTACTAAGAGGTGTCAAAAGATTTATACCCATGAAACCTTTTCCTTCACTTATAACATAATTTTCAGAAAGACAGTCATTCTCATAAAGAGTAGCAAGAACTTCATTTGCAACTTCCTCAACAAACAATCCAAAAAGTTCTTCATCAGAACACTCATCATAAGAAACTTCTACAGTTTCATCTACTGTTTCTTCGGTGTAGATAGACTTATATAAATTTTTGATTTCACCAACTTTCTTTCCTGATAATGAAGACATCTTTCTTCTATAGTTTTAGATATTTGTATTTATAATCAGAACATCGGCATACCGCGTGTCTGCATATCGCGGTATAATCTTGCGTAATTTGGAGTCTTACCTGAACCAGGTTTGGAATGTTGACCAACTGCTTTATCAATTTTTTTGTTTGTTCTCATAATAGGTTCATCAACATTTTTACGAAGGAACTTACTATTATCAACCGAAGGAGTTAATGCAGTGCTAACGTGAGCAACTCCTGGAGGAGCGAAAGCAGTGACTGCTCTTATAGCTTTTTGGGATGGTCTAACACCAGGCTCAATCAATCCAGCGACAGCACCGGCTCGTGCTCCTCCTAAAAATACTTTATCTAATACATTGAGTCCTTTTCCCGCAACTCTTACAACAGGATTATTTGTAACTGCTTTGACAACAGGATTATTTGTAACTGCTTTGACAACAGGATTATTTGTAACTGCTTTGACAACAGGATTATTTGTAACTGGACGAGAAAAATCTTTTAATCTTTGAACAAACTCTACAGTAAATTCTGCCTCTTCAGGAACAAACTCTTCAGTCTTAGTTCTATACTTAGGAAGAAGAAGTCGTTGATATGCCTTGTTTGATTTATTTTGGAAACTTTTAAAGTTTTTCTTGGCATAGTCAAAACCTTTTGTGGCAGCGTCAGCACCAACTGTATAACCAGCGATTCCAGCAGCACCAACTCCTACAGCATATAAAGGTCTAGCACCAGGGAATGGAGCAAGTGCTAAAGGAGATAGTGCCTTAGCAGCGGTTCCTGCTGCTAGTTTAGCCCCAAGAGATCCACCAGTAACTCTCGCACCACTTCCCGCTGCTGCTGTTGCTGTATCTTGCCCCATGTCTTTACGACGCTTAAACTCACCTGCTGTTTCAAGACCAGCACCTACAACACCAGCAACTCTAAGACCACCTTTAAGATTTTTAGCAAAATTAATTTTAGTTTTTTTTGCAGTATTTGTAATAGTACGTCTAGTTTGTCTAGTAACGTCCGCTTTTGTTATTGCAGGTGGTTTATTAATCTGTGCTGCCGAACCTCTAAAAGTTCTACTACCAGATCTTGTTTTTTCCACTCCAGGCAGAGCAGTTGATCCTTTAGATGCAAAAGTAGGTAATGTTGGTGATTTTACAGTTGTTGGTTTAGGTGTAGTTGTTGGTTTTGAATCTGCTCTAATCTGCTTGAGAGCTTCAGTAGCTTTATCAGCAAGTGCTTTATCAGCAGCTCTTGTTTTATCAACAGCAGCAGCCATTCTTGTCTGAAGTGCCCTCTGAGATGCTCCCTGATTTCTAAGGTCCTTGAGGATTGGTGCTACCTGTGTAGAAAGAGATCCTCTTTTAGTAGGAACTGATGGTTTTACATTATCAACTGCTTTACTGAGGTCTACAAATCTAGAACTAGGTTTTGGTGTAGATACTGGATTTTCTGTTCTAAATTTACCACTTGCTCTCGCTCTCTGTGCTGCCGAAGAACGAGTTCTCGTTCCACCTACTCTTGACTCATCTGGTTGTCCAGAAAGTCTACGGTTTGCAGCATCCCTAAGTTTAGGGTCAAGACTTGAATCTCCTCTACGTGCATCTAATTCACCTGTAACATTTCTAACACTAGGTCTTGTTCTTGTGCTCTGACCAGATTCAGAAGTTCTTGTTTTACCACTCGTTACTGATTTAGATGCTCTTTTACTGGAATCCAACGTAGCCTGAATCCTCTTGGCAGTATCAGGATCCGCCTGAGTCATTCTTTGTAGTTTTTTTGCATCTTTGTTACTAATATTCTCGGTGACAAAATTCTTGAACGACTTCATCTGACGGACACAACTTTCCTATAAGGATATTTATAAAAAAAGAGAGGACCTTAGTCCTCTCTAAAAGAATCATATCCATCATAGTCACCAAATAGAAAGGCATCTAATTTTGCTGCCTCTCTGTATGTTGCGTATGAGTCAGAGACTGAATCCTGCAAAGGAGTCTTTTTTAACGTCTTGCTTGATTCCTCCGACGATGTAAGACTCAACCTCAGTTTCCTGAGGAGCAACCTGAAGACCCTTCGACGAAATCCAATGTTCCGTCCAGGGGAGTGGGTTATTCTTTGCGGGTACGTCATAGATTGGTTTAAGTCCAATTGATTTCATTCTACGATTGGCAATCCATTCCACATACTGCTGTAACAGTTTATCATTAAGACCAATCATAGATCCATCTTTGAACAGATACTCTGCCCAAAGTTTTTCTTGGTTAACACAATTATCAAAGGTTTCAATCAACCACTGCTCTTCTTCTTTGAAGATTGCTGCCATCTCAGGATCATCACCATTCTTCCATTTGTTCAGGATATTCTGAGTGATGGCAAGATGCTGATTCTCATCGCGAGCGATCAAGGAAATGATTTTGGCACTTCCTTCCATAAGTTTGAGTTCGCCAAACGCAAAGCTGCAAGCAAAGGATACGTAGAAGCGAATACCTTCAAGAATATTAACGTTTGCAACTGCTCTGAAGAGTTTGCGCTTGAGTTCATACCTTGATTCTAGGGCAGTGGGGACTTCTTCTAATGCATGTTTCCACTCATTGCTGTTGTCATACTGATGAGCAGCATTAATAAAATCATTATATGCTTTAGTAACGCTGGCAGCACGTTCTACGATACGATCATCAGTCAGAATGTGATCAAACACATCCGAAGGATCTGGATAGATGTTCTTGATGATATGTGTGTAAGAGCGACTGTGGATCATCTCCATGAACCCCCAGACCTCCATACATGCCTCTAACTCAGGTAATGAGCAGTATGGGATAAAAGCCATCCCAGGACCGCGCCCTTGTACAGAATCCAGCATGATCTGGTATTTAAGATTGCTGGTAAAAATGTGCTTTTGCTCAGGACGCAATGTCTGATAGTCCGCACGGTCTTTTTGGAGGGAAACCTCTTCAGGTCTCCAAAAGTATCCCAATTGTTGTGTTGTGAGTTTATCAAAGATTGGATATTTGTAAGAATCATATCTCTGAATACCCAATGGTTTACCAAAAAACATTGGTTGTTTTTTAGTGTCAACTACTTCTGAATTGAACACGGTCATCGAATCGACCATTGGTTTGCTGTTGCTGTTTGTCTTAAATCTTACAAGACTCACACTCTTCCTCCTCTGCGTTTTCTAACTGTGAAATTAAATTATCAAGAGACTCTGTAGATTCATCTACTTCATCAGTCTTGAAGTCGTATGTGTTCTGATAATAAGAAGTCTTCCAACCGTATTTGTATGTAGTCAAAAGATCCTGTGCCATCACTGAAATCGGAACTTCGTTGTCTGGATACTGTAGTGGATTATAACTCCAATTGCCGCTGATTGCTTGGTCAAAGAACTTCTGCATCACAGCAACAATATTAATATAACCACGATTGGACCCCATATCCCAAAGGAGCGTATAATTATTCTTAAGAGTTGCATATTGCGGAACAATCTGTTTGAGTGGTCCCTTTTTGCTTTTCTTAATGGACAAATATCCTCTAGGTGGTTCAATTCCATTTGTTGCGTTTGACACAACGGAACTGCTCTCTGATGGCATCTGAGCAGACAATGTTGAGTTCCGTACTCCGTGCTTTTTGACCCGAAGTCTAAGATCCTCCCAATCATAGTGAAGCTCATTTGGAACTATTTCATCCACATCATGTTTATATGTATCAATCGGAAGAATTCCGTTGCCGTATTTGGTTCGGCTACTATACTCACATGCACCTTTCTCTTCAGCAAGATCCACTGTAGCAGAAATAAGATAATATTGAAAGGATTCGGTGAGGTCATGAACCAGTTGCCACGCCCCAGAATCGTTGTAATCATATCCGTTCTTAGCAAGATAATGTGCCAGACCGATAAATCCGATTCCAAGCGATCTACGTGCCTTTGTGGCAATCTCAGCAGCGTTAATGGGATAGTTCTGGAAGTCAATCAATTCATCTAAAGAACGAACAGCAAGATCACAGAGAACTTTTAGGTCATCAAGGTCACGAATTTTGCCAACATTAACAGCACTTAGAATACAAAGAGCAATCTCACCGTTTGGATCGTCAATGTGCTCAAGAGGTTTGGTAGGTAGAGTAATCTCCTGACAGAGATTGCTCATCTCAATCTTGTCCAGGAACGAAGAGTGAGAGTTGCAGTGGTCAATATTCATGATGTAGAGACGACCGGTCTCTGCTCTCTCTTTCAAGATATCAAGGAAGAGTTCTTGAGCGCCGATAGTTTTCTTCGGAGTGAATCTATCAGATTCATAACGTTGATAGAGATCATCAAACGATTCAGTGCCAAAAGCATCATACAGACCTGGCACATCGTGAGGGCTGAAGAGACTGATTTCTTCATTCTTGATAAAACGTTCGTAGAACAATTTAGAGATTTGGATGCTATAGTCCAACTTTCGGACACGGTTATCTTCCGTCCCTTTATTATTTTTGAGTACAATGATGTCCTCTATTTCTTGGTGCCAGATTGGGAAGTGGACAGTCGCTGACCCACCTCGTATTCCATTTTGTGTACAACACCGGACAGTTGATTCAAACTTTTTAAGGAATGGTACAACACCTGTGTGTTGAACTTCTCCGCCTCGGATCTTAGCGTTGATTCCACGGATTCTACCTGCGTTGATACCGATTCCCGCCCTTTGTGCAACATATCTGCCAATAGCCATATCGCTAGTAAAGATACTATCGAGGGAGTCATCAACATCAACAAGAACACAGCTAGCGTATTGTCGAAGTGGAGTTCGCACTCCCGCCATGATAGGTGTGGGAATGTTGATTTTGTGTCTTGAAATTGCGTCATAGTACTTCTTTACGTAATCGAGACGTGTAGATTTTGGATACTTGGAAAATATAGTAGCAGCAATCAAAAGATACATGGACTGAGGGGTCTCATATTTTGCCCCACTGCTGCGATCTTGAACCAAATACTTGTCAACTACCTGGCGCAAACCAGCATAGGTAAAAAGCATATCACGATCATGATCAATGAAGGATTCAAGTTTCTCAAACTCTTCATCAGAATAAAGATTAAGAATCTCAGGATCATAGACACCATCCTTCACACAATGCTCTACGTGCGCCTTGATAGTGGGAAATTCGTGCATACGACCATATAGTTGCTTGCGAAGTGCAAACAGCAATAGACGCGCTGCTACGAACTGATAGTTAGGATGATCAAGGTCAATCAAATCACTGGCAGAACGAATAAGAATCTCTTGAATCTCATCCGTAGTAATGCCATCATAAAACTGAATACCCGATTGAATCTCAACCTGGGAGGCAGAAACACCTGCCAAGTCTTTACATGCTTGCTCCACCATGACGTGGAGTTTATTCAAATCAAGAGGTTCCGTATTGCCGTTTCTCTTTACAACCTTGGTGCCGTTACTCATACTTTTTTCCAACTGTTAAATTTAACTTTTGCTTCTAAACCAGAATATGTATTTAATTTTATCATAGACACAACGTCATGTCCAGAGAGAACCATATCGTTGATGTCCTTTTGCTCTAAACCGTTTGGCCAGATAACTACCGACTCTCCAAGATCAATGGTCTTGTTGATTCGGTTGACAATTTCCCTATTTCGCGGTTCATTATCATAGATCCATACAGCATTGTCAATCCCCCAACTACTAATATCAGCGTCAGCTCCGCACATAGCAATTGCGTTTGGAATGAACGTGCTATCAAATGGTCCCTCGGTAACATAGACTGGAGCATCTGTTCGGATTGTATCAAGTCCATATGCTTTGGGTGCCTCATCATCCAACATCACGGTAATATATTTAACAGAGTTAGGAACTAGACTTCTACCCTGAAAACCAATGAGATCTTTGTCTTTATTATACATTGGTATAATAATACGCGATTCATCCCTACCAATAGTGTCAAAGGTTCGTTTTTTAGTATTTGTCCACCGTTTAAAACTGTCAGTAAAATAAAATTTTTCGGGATTAAGTTTACGTTTCTCCAAATATCTTCTGGCGTCAGGATCTTCAGATGCTTTGGGTAAATCTAACTTTGTTTTGAATACTGGTTTTGTAAAGGTAAACGTAGGTTCTTCAACAACAAAGTTTCTACCTGTATGCCCTTCCTTAAACTTCTCAAGCGTATATTGCTTATGAAGCGTAGTATCCATCGTCTTCAAAAAATTGTTCAAAGACATACTAGAACCACAGTTGTGACACTTGAAGTTAGTGTTATTCTTGACCTGGTAGATGTATCCCCGTGCCTTGTTTTTGTGCTTTTGAGAGTCGCCACAGATAGGACATCGGAAGTTGTAAAGATCGCTCTTGACCCTCTTGAACTTCTGTAGACGTGACGAAACTAATCCAACATACTTGGAATCAATCAGATCCATTACAACAGGTCACTTCTGCCCCTGTATTATAACCTGCTGTGGTTCAGGAGTCAAGAAGATAGGTGCCAATCTGCTACCTGCACCGATCATAAGTGCTCCTACAATCAGAACACCACCAATCTGCCATCTAAACTTTGAGAATGATTTTATCTCTTCTTGTATCTTATCAATTCTACCATGAATGATTCTATGGTTTTTCTCTTCATTACCTTTAATCTCATCAATCATCTTAATGATGAGTTCATCACTCTTGATACTTTGATCAATCCTTTCATCATGCTTCGCAAGAATTTGAGCGATTCTTGCATTTCCTTCAGATATTTTATCAACAGCATTCTCTAATTTTGTGAGCATTTCTCTAGAAAGCTCTTCATAAATATCCAATTTTGTTTCTAATTGAGCGACCTTAGAATCAGACCACATTAGACTATACCTGTGCCCCAAAGTTTTCTTAGTCCAGGAAACTTGCCTCTGGCAAGAATAGTTGGTTTCGTTGGTTCCTTTTTCTTTTTACCTAATGGTTTATCATAACCTGCTACAGGACCTTCGGCATCAGCAGAACCACTAAATCCTGGTTTTCCGGCAGCAGAACCTGTAGTCATCATCTCTTCTGACAACTTAGTATCGCGGATATATTTAATTATCCTATCCATATTCATAGATTTTTGAGTTCTGCTAAACAGTTATAGTCTGGTTCTATATCACTAACAGATGTTTTTGGATATTCGGGCAATCTATTCAAGAACAGTAAAAAACTCTTGATAGATGGCCAAAGGTCCTCATCCAAGTTGTAGAATAATAAAGGAACCGTTGCATCATTAAAGACATTAAATAATATAATAAGGTGATTGAGAATAAGATGAACTTTGAGTTCACCATTATTCTTATATCTCTTCAACAAACGCTTGACATATCTGATACGCTTCAAGTCCGACTCAAAGTCGTCTCGTGTAACTGACTGTGGGTTATCGTAGAATTTTATAGCAAAGAGTAGATAATTACTCTCATTCAATTCATCAAATCTCATATATTAACCCATGTTATTAGCTATCAGGATAGATGGCATCCTCAGCATCTCTACCACCAGCAGCATCAGTAATACTGCTACTCGCGACTAAAGTCTCAGTTTTAACTCTGAGAGTGCCATGAGTATCAATGTATGTAGTAACGCCAACCCAACCTGCATGAGGAGCAGCATACTTAGAACCAGTTGCCGCTCTAGCGACACCTTGCTCAGTTGTATCTACACCAAATACACCGGAGAATCTGTTTGACTTAACGTCAGGTGCTGCGTACTGATTATCAGTGATAGCACTGATAGGAGATCTGGTGATGAAATAGGAAGTTCCACCAACAACATTAGCAGTGGCACCATCTTTGATGATGTTATCAACGTGTGCCAGAGTCAGAGATGTATTACTCGCAACGGATTGGACAATTGCTCTACCATAAGTAGCGCCAGCACCGACTACAATGACATCACCTTGCTCTGCGGCATAACCACTAGTAGAGAAGGTTGTACCAGAACCAGTAATGACACCAGTGGTTAAATTAATGGCAACTGTGCCTTTGTTTCCAACAAGATCTTCTTTGCCCCAAAGAGCCATGTTTCCTTACCTATGTAATTCGTATATTGATATTTATAAAATTATTCAACTTCTCTGTTCTTAATTGCCTTTGTGACAACCTCAAGAAGTTGATCGTCCATATCAGTCTTAGTCAACTTAACTGCTTTAGCAAGAATAACAAGACAGATCTCAACCATCTTCTCACCGAGTTCTTCATTCTCAGGAATTTTATTAATAGCATCAGTAATAATTTTAGACGCCAGTGGGAGGAGAAATGCTAACATTGCCTTAGAGCATATAATACTCTATATAGCAACTTAACTCTTATTTCACATTCTTCTTAATTTTTTCTTGTTGCTGATCCTTTGTTACAGTTGGTCTTGAAGTTTCGTTGTTTGGAATACCCAATCTATCAAACACTTGACGACCTCTATTCAGAAGTTTCTCAACATTTTCCGCTGCTGCTTTTCCAGCAAACTCATCAAGTTGCTCAGTGTCTTCTTTAGGAGCACTAGTAATCTGCTTGATAGTATCTGTCATAGACAGTTGCTTTTCTTCACAAGGTGATTCTTTCCTATCCTTATCAGGATTCTCAGAATTTACCATTTTGGCAAGATCTTCCTTTGCCTTCTTATAGGTTCCTTCAGGATCCATGGCGATAGGACGCTTGGCACCAGTCTTTGCTCTAACAAGGTTTCTGGCAACATTCATGAAAGCATATCTTTCACGTCTATCCTCTTCTTCCTCAGTGAGTTGCTCACCTTCTATCTGATGACTCGCCATCAGAGGTGCTCTACCAGCTTGAGGATTAGTGCCGTCCTGAGGCATTACAGTTACCTGCTTAAGTTTCATAGCAATTTTATCAGGAAGAACGTCAATCTCTCTGGCGTTCTGACCTTCGGTGCTAGTGGTTCCAGTGGCACCATCAGTAATAAACTCTTCAGGTATGGGTGCTGCCATCATTTTTTTATCTGCCGCCTGTTGAACTTGTTTCCTTTTTATACTAGAAGGCAATTCGTCTAGGCGTTGATTCAAAGATTTCCTAGCTTCAAGTGCTCCTTTGGATGCGTAGATACCAGGAGCAGTCTTTACCATATTGGTATCATTTTCATAATCCACTCCTGCCTTCTGTCTAAGATCTTTAATCCCTTTGATCGCTCCACCTGAAGCCTCAAGTTTCTTCATCCCTGCTTCAGCTCTTGCTCTAATAAGAGCTCGTTTTTCAGCGTTAAGATCACTCATAGACTGTTCAGACATCTCCTTCTTACCTTTCTTCTTGGCGATTGCCTTACCAACTGCCTTGCGACGGTTCATCAGATAATCGTCGGTCTTATCCTTGTCACCATCATTATC